TCATAGCTCAACTCCCAACCGCTTGCTGAATGCGGCAAGCGCCTCTTCAACCAGCCCCATGCGGCCGTCCGCATAGGGAAGATCAAACTCGAACTCCAAAGCCTTGCGGAGCCGAGCTGGATTGACAGGATGTGGGCGTTGGCAGACCGCAGTCACGTTGTTGATGTGTTCGCCGATCGTCACCGCGCCGAAGTGCCTCTCGAAGAGCGCTTCAAACTCAGACGGCTGGAAGTACTTCTGGATCTTGGGATCAGCGTTCAGTTCGGAGACGGCAAGCCCCGGTTCGTCGCTCAACACAAAACGGGCACTGCGCGAAGAGGTTTCGCCCAAGCCGATCCCGGTCGAGCATTCCTTCCAATTCGGATCCTTGCGAGATCGCGCGGCGGCGAACAAGGTCGTGTCCGGTGAGCAAAGGGCCGCGCAGATCGTCACGACGTGCTCCCTGTCGGTCTCAAACGGAACGCTGTTCAAGACGCTGGAGAGCATCACCGACGAGAATGGCAATTGCTGCGAAACGGCCTTTAAAAAGCGGAAGGCTGATCGGCGGCCTGCCGTGACCGTCGGCTTTTTCCCCGGCGCCCGATAGGGTTCAAAGGTCGTGACCTTCACGCCAATCTTTCGAAGCATCCGGGCTTCATCGCCCTGGCCAGCTCCAAAGTCGAGCAGGCGCTCGCCGTATAGCGCCTTCAACTCCTTCCGGTGTTTCCCAATGGAGAAGTCGCGGCAGCGCTTGACGCTGAACGCGAACAGGTAGCCGCTTCCAAGTGATCGGCGACGCTGGCGCGCGCGCCGAAAGGCATTGTTGCGCAGGACGTCCTTGAACCCGTCGGAGAAGCTGAAGTCCATGCTGAGTTTGTTCAGGATGAAGCGCGCCAGATCGGCGTCCTGGTCGGGCTTGAGCACAACGCAATCGATCATGTCCTGCCGCCGCGCCGAGGCTTCCTGCAGTCGGCCAACGCCGTTCAAGACATCGCCATGCGGCGTAATGACGATCGGCATCTGGACGTTGTAGGCCGCGAGCTGCCGGGCCGCATTGGCGGCGTAGCGTTCGAACCTGTCCACATTGCGCGACAGCAGCTCCCGGACACTCCATTGCTCCATCGTCAAACAGGGATACGGATCGGGCGCGTCGGGCAGATCTTGAAGCCGAGAGAAGAGGGCCTCGATCGGAAGCCTGCTGTGATCCGTATCCGTCAGCCGAAAGTCGTTTGTGGCCCGGTTAAAAGTGAGGTTCACGCCGTGGGCGTCGCGCTCGTCTTTTTGACGGAAAACGACCGGCAGCTGCCACCCAAGCTGACGAGCAGCGACGGCGCGCTGGTGCCCTGAGAGAAGCACGCCGGAGTTGGTCGCATAGAGGGGAAGCAGGAAGCCAAACTTCTCCAGCGAGAGCCTCACCAGTTCCAGCCTTGCAGGGTCTGTCTTGCGGGGATTGTGCGGGTCGGCGACGACGGTTTCAGGGGAGACGAGTTCCATCACAGGCCAAGCCTCCGTTTGACTTCCGCCACCATGTCTTCACGTGCGAACCCGACCTCGGCCGCCAGTTCCTTCTCCCATTGCTCGAACCTGTCTCTTTCCAGCTTGAACACATGCGGCCCAACCCGGATAGTCGCCATCGGAGGGGTTGAGCAGACGTCATAGTCATGAGGATGTTTTTCGAAAGTTCCGGCCATCTTGAGCCTTAGTCCCATCTTCGCGCTCCTGGCGCTCGGGTTGGGGCTCGACAGGCCTCAAGGCATTGATCGTGCCGCATCGCGGACACTTGATTTCGATCGTGTCAGATATCGCTCGCGGGCGCGCCTTCATCAAGAGACGACGGCAGCTTGCGCATCGGATGGACTCCACGTTGTACCTCACATAGAAACAACCCCGCTGCCGATCGTTCCGGTCAGCAGAAGCGGCGGGGTCGCTGTTGAGGTTGACTTGCAGCGTGTGGGGATCTGATTGGCGTTAGGCCCCACGGTCCGGAAGTCGCATTCCGGGCTCCCCGCTCCTCACAGGGCGTGTCTTCTACTCTTCCCCCTCCTTTTTCTTCCCGCCTTCCGGCGCTTCCAGTTCGATGGTCGTGGTGTAGGTGTCGGCGAAGCTGTGTTCCACACTCGCCACCCGCCAGCGTCCGTTGATCTCGGGGCGGAAGCCGGTGAGCTGCGCATCCGTTTCGGCCTGGGCTTCGGGCAGGCCGGCAAGCGTGACGCTGCCCGATCCCGTTGCCCGCGACAGCCGCTCGCCTTCGGACTTCGCCGCCGCCTTGGCCTCGGCCTGTGTCGGCAGGGCATGGCGCAAACGGCGCTCGGGTCCCTGCATGCCGGTCCGTTCGGTCTCGATCACGGTCTTGCCGGTTTCCCGGTCGTACCATTTGGCCGAGGTCGACCCGTATTCGGGACGGGGATCGACATCGAAGCTCCAGTCGCGACAATCCGACTTGGCAATGGTGAGCGCCGGCAGGGTCAAGCCGGAGGCGGAGCCGGAGCCACGTTTGACCAGCAGCATCTTGCCGTCCTTGACGGCGAAGAGCGCACCGAAGCGGTCGGCAACCCGGGTTCCGAAATCCAGCGTCGACTGGTCGAGCCGCGCGATATAGGGAAGCGTCTCGCCGGCCAACGCCGGACTGACGACCGCTTGTAGCCCATGCCGGCCGGCAAGCTCCTGGACAAGGTCCCCGACCGTTGTGTCGTCGAAATGCTCGGAGACGGGTTCCTTGAGATCGGAGCGCATGTCGGCCGATCGCCCGGAGATCGTCAGTCGCTCGCCGTCCGGCCCGCCCTCGAAGGCAAGGCCCTCAACCGTGTAGAGCCCCATCTTCCAGGAACCGACGCCCCGGAACCCGAAGGATACCGCGATCAGCGCGCCGGGCGCAGGTGCTGCGACCTCGTTGCGGGCATCGTCGAACGCAAGCTCCACCGTGTCTGCATCCTGGCCGACCTCGTCGCGGATTGTTGCGGTGCTCAACCGCTCATAGAAAACCGCGTTCACGGGCTTGCCGCCGACCGTCACTTCGATGAAGGGCTTGTCGCGCATCAGTCCCACAGCCTCACGGATTGCTTGTCCTCCACGATCCGCCATTCGGGCAGGTGCACGGTCGCTCCCAGGGGCAGCAAAGGCCCGGCTGTGACCAGGTCCGGGTTGGCTTCCAGGATCGCCTCGACATAGCCCGCAAGCCGGGACGCGCGTGCCGTATCGCCGAGCCGCTGCGACGCGTTTTCGAAGGCGATCAGATCGAGCGTCGCGTCGGGCTTGGTGACGCGCACCGTCTCGGCCGGGAGTACGGTCATCTGAACAGCCCTCCCGGTGCGCCGTCGCCGGCATGCGGCGCGACCTCAATGGAGAATTCCAACTTCCGGCCCAGGCCTGTGCGCGAGATGATCGATTGGGTGTCGAACACGCGCTGGATGACGACGCGACCGAACACGCGACCGGCGGTCTCGGCCGTCCAGCCGACCATCATCACGGGCGTTGCCGCTATTTGCGTTGCCCGGATTGCTTCGAACTCGTCGCGGCCGCCGAACTCTTCCGGGTAGAGAAGCCCGGTGATCGTCACCGGGTTCTCGCCGATCCCGGTGAACTGGCGACCGGGTGCCCGGCCGAAGCGCTCGATCGCCGGCCAGCGCGCTTCGGTCTCGCGCTCGATCGACTGGAAATTGAGCGGCAGGATCTCGAAGACGTGGCGTCCGAGGGCGAGAAGCGGTACGGCCATGATCTATTCCGTTCCATCATGCAGCGCGCCGGTTCGCCCGCGACGCACGGCGGCCTCGATACCGGCATTGGCGGCGCGCCCGGCGGCGACCGGATCGACAACGCCGCTGATCGACTGGTTGACCGTGACATTGACTTGCGGCGGCCGCTTGTCGGTGACGGAGGCGGAGATCTCCTGTTCGACCTTCGGCGGCGGCAGGCTGTCGATGTAATTCTGCAGCGGCGGGATCGGGTCGGCTGGTGCGGATGGGAAAGGCGATTGAACCCCGCTATCATTCAGGCCATGCCGTTGTTTGATATCATTCGCTTGATCAGGGAGAGAACCGCCCCCACCGAACGGCCAATCAAACGTCAGCATCCCCTTGAGCGCATCCACCTGCGTCTGGAACCATGTCGACAGCCGCTCCCAAGACCCTTGAAGCCCTTCCAGGATGGCGTCGACGATCGCGGTTCCGAACCCGACGAAGGCGCGTAGCGTGGCCTTGATCGCCCCGCCAAGCCGTTCGCCGATCCGCTTGCCGGCGGCCTCGATGCCGGCCGCATTTGCGTCGCTCAGGTTCTCTTGCGTGAAGAGCGAGCCGAAGAAGTCGGCGACCGCCTGTTTGGCCTTTGAGAGCCCTTCAATGACGCCGGAGAAATCGAACATCCGGGCGAAATATTCCGCGACCCGATCGACGTTGATCCCGATCGCCTCGGCGATCTCGCGAGCGCGCGCGGCGACGCTGTCGACAAAGCCGTTCCATGCGGCCTTGACCGCCTCGATTTCCGGCGCGAAGGCCTCGCCCAGCCCCCGGAAGAAGCCCGAGACGGCGGTCGACAGCCGCTCCCAATACTTCCAGACGAAAAAGGCAGCAGCGACCAGAGCGGCGATCGCGGCCGTCACAGGCCACGCGGCGGCCGAGATTGCCGCAAGCGCGGTGGTGGCGGCGGTCTTCAGACTGGCGAAGACCGCGCCGATCGCCGCGCCCTTTCCGAAGGTTGCCAGCATGCGCAGTCCGGCAAGAGCCGATTTCACCTTGTTCGGGCCAAAGGATGCCAGGAAGAGACCCGCCTGCGCCGCCAACCAGCGGAACCCGCGTCCCGCGCTGCGCAGGCCTCGCAGCGAGCGCGCCACCAGCGAGACGTTCCGGCCGCTTTCGCTGAACCTCCAGAACAGGCTGATCAGCTTGATCAAGGGGCCGGCGATCAATGCATGGGCATAGCCGACAAGTCGCGAGGCAATGCCGAAGGCAAGCAACGCGCCCGTGCCCTGGACGATGGCCTCGGTCAGTTCCGGTTGGCGTTCCGCGAAGGCGGACACCCTGTCGATCAGTGCGCCGAGACCTTCGACCGCATGGCCGAGCGGTTCCAGAAGCTGATCACCGAGCACGATGGCAAGCGCGGCAAGGCGATTGCGCAGAAGCTCCAGCTTGTTTTGCGTCGTCTCTGCGCGCTTCTCGTATTCGGCGAGTGCAGACCCGGCGTAGTCGGCCTCGTCGCCAACCAGTTCGAACGCCTGCTGCAACAGGTCCGGATTGTTCAGGAGCTTGGAGAAGTCGTCGGAGAAGTCCTGACCGACCAGATCGATCAACGCCTTCATGCCGTCGGGCGATTTCGACAACCGGTCGAACAGGTCGGAAAGGGCCTCTGGCGCATCGTCTTCCAGAGATGCCATGAAGCCCGCGTAGGAAAGCCCTGCCGTCTTGAGTGCGGATTTCGCCTTGTTCGATCCCTGCGCCAGCCGGTTCGCAAGCGCGGAAAGGCCGCGCGCGGCGGTCTCCGGCATGATGCCGGCCGCGACCATCGCCGCGCCGACGGCGTTCATTTCGACGGCCGTCAGCCTCAGGGTTCGCTGCGCGCCGGCGGCGCGATTGGCGAAGTTGGTAATCTCGGCCGCCGTCGCGGCCATGTTGTTCGACAGGTGGTTTGCGCTGTCGGCGTAGAGCTCGAGCTGGTCCTGGTTGAGCTTGTAGACATTGCGCAGCTTGGCGAAGCGGGTCCCGATCTCGCCGGCCGCCATGTCGAAGGCAACGGCCGCACGCGCGGTCGCCTTGGTGAACCGCTCCAGCTCCTGTGTCGGAATGCCCGCCTGTGCGGCCGAGGCCATGATCGTCGTGAGCCCGGTCGACGACAGCGCGATCTCGCGGCTCATGCCGATCAGACCCTGGCGGATCTCGGCAAGCTTGCGCGCCGGCGCATCCAGGACCTTTTCGAGGTCGGCGAAGGCCTCTTCGAACTGCATCGCCGCGCGCACCGGCGCACCGAGAGTGACGGCCATGCCGACCGCATCCATCAGCCGGCCGCGGGCGCGGCTCAACCGCTGTTCGGCGTTGTTGAGCGCGGTGTCGATGTTGGTCTCAGAAAAGCCTTGCCGGATCGCGCCGGAGAACCCCATGCGCAGCTCCTGAAACTGCTTCCGGATGCCGCCGACCTCGTTGCGGACCTTGTCCGCGCCCTTGGTCAGGAACTGGATCAGCAGCGAGACATTCATGCCGGACATGCGCGCCTCCTAGTTGATCCGGCCGGTGAGTTTCAGGACGCGCGGGAGATCGCGGCGGTACGCCAGCAACTCCCACCAGTCGAGCGCTTCGATCTCGGACGGCGGCCAGTGATGCACCGCCGCCAGATCGCTCATGAACTCTGCGACGCGAACGCACTCATGAGCGCGGGAAAAAAATCGAGTGTCGCCCGGCCGACGGAGAAGAGATCCATGGGGTCGAGATCGTCGATCACTGTCGGCGGCACGCCGCACATGTCGGCGAGGATCTCGGTCAATGCGTCCAGCCGCTCCGGTTCGGTCAGGAGCGCCAGCGCCTCGGCCGCCGCCTTGTCGGCGGCCGCATCGGCAGCTTTGCCGGTTCCGGCCGCACCGAAAAGCTTCGCCGGGAAGTCCGCGCCGAGAAGCACCACCAGCTTCTTCACATGCTTGGTTCGGGGACGCTTCATGGTGAGCGAGGAATGCGTGCGGTTCCCGTCCTTCGTCTTTTCGTCGACGGGAAAGTCCAGGGGAATGGAGATCTGGCGCTTCGGTTCGGTCACGGGATCGCTCACGGGAAGGCTCCGGGTTTGAAAGGTCAGGAGAAGAGAACGCGGCGACGGCCTTCGTTGACGGGCACGCCGTTGCGCACCATCCAGCCGCCGCTTGCGAAGTTGAACCGGTGCAGCACCTTGCCGTCGGCCATGTGCGAATACTGCGTGATCGACCCGATCTTGTGGTCGTAGCCGGACGCCTTGCCGCCGGACATTTCCTCTTCCGCGACCGAGATCAGCCGGCCGGTGATGTCGATCGCGTGCTCGATCTCCGTCCCGTCCATCTCGTCGACGATGAACTTCTTGCCGGTGAAGTTGTGGCGCACGCCGGGAGGACCGCCGAAGAGGCCGATCACACCGGCGGAATGCGACTTCAGCTTGAAGGGGGCTTCCAGCGCCTTGACGCCGAGACCGGCGATCTGGACCTGAAGGTCGCCACCGCCCGGCTGGTAATCCTCGGTGATCTCTTCCAGACCGGGGAGCTGCAGGCTTTCGATCTCGATCACGAGGTTGAGACTGTCGTTCACGATCAGGGTGAAGCCGCGAAGAATGGGCAACATGGCCGGGTCCTTTCCTGTTACGCGGCTTCGCCGACGCGTTCGAACGAGACGGAAATGCGGCGTTCGATTTCATCCGCGAGCAGGTCGAAATAGACCTCGTTGCGGCGCGAGCCGAAGGTGAGATCTTCAAGCGGCGGGGCCTCTTCGGCGTCGAACTCGATGCGCAGCTTGCCGGAGCGAAGCAAGGCATTGGTGTTGGTGTCCCGGTCCCAATAGACGGACCCGCCAAGGATCGCGCCGATCGCCTTCAACTCGTCGAGGAACTGGTCCAGGCTTCGCATGATCGCGATGACGAGCTGCGGGCTCAGGTTCTGGTCGTTTGCCCAGCGGAAGGAGCGTGCGATGGTCTTCTCGATCAGGGCACGCGTGCGCACCACATTGACGAACTGCCACAGCGGATCGGTGGACGTCGTGCGGTTGCCCCACAGGATGCGGCCGTTCGCGGCAAACGTGCCGCCGGCGCCCTGCGACAGCCGCGCGGGAATGAAAGTGGCGATGCCGTTTTCGTTGAGCAGGTTCGCTTCGTGGTCGATCTCGCCGTCGTAGTAGGAGACCGGCCGGGCGATCCCGAGGATGCCGCCGCACTCCTGGTTGGACGGCGACCAGTACGGTCCGCCCTTTTCCTTGTCGCGCTTGATGAAGAGACCGGCCGCGAAGGGAGCCGCCGGTTTCACGACGAGATTTGCGCCGGATGCGACCTTCACCATCGGATCGACCAGATAGGCGAAGCGGTCGGAGAAGTCGGCGCGGTAGGCAAGGCTTGCGTCGCGGTCGGGTCCGCCGGTGTCGAGGATGGCGATCGCCTGCAGCTTCTTCGCGACCTGCTCCAGCGCATCGGCGACCGGGTTCTTGGCGCTGGCGATCTGCCCGGCGGCATAGCCAGGCGCGATCAGGAGATCCGGTTCGACGCCGACATGCCCGAGCGCATAGGTGAGCGCGTGCACGCCCGTCTGCGATGAGGCCGCGCCGACCATGTTCGCGCGCGTCGCATCGGGATCGACGCCTTCGGCAACCCGCACCATGACGATGGAGCCCTCGATCCCTTGCGCCTTCACCGCGTTGATCACGTCGAGCGCGGTTCCCGTCGCGCCAAGGAGGGCGATTTTTTCCGTCTCATGGGTGTAGAGGTGCACGGGCTCGTCGAGCGGAAACGCCGTGTTGTCGGCGTCGGGGGCGGTGACGAGCGCGCCGAGCGTCGACACATCGGAAACGGCGATCGGGCGCGGGCTTTCGCCAAGCCGCAGAACGCGGGTGCCGTGATTGAAGGGAGCCGTGGGCATGCGCTGATCCTCGTGTTCGGGGTCAGTGCAAACCTACGTTTCGGGGATGGAACCTCGCGCCCCTGACAGTGTCAGCAGCAAGCCTCAAAGGGCTTTCGAACGCCCTTCACGCTGCCATGAAACGGGTGTTCAGGCAACGCGGGTTACACGCCTGCGACCGCCGCCGCGAATGCCGCCTCGACTTCGGCGGGCGTCGTGAGAGTGCCCGCGTCGATGTCTTCGGCAACCACGTCCTGCGCCACAAACGCACCGTTGATGTGCGCAAGAACCGCATCCGACAATGCGATGATGCCGGCGCCGTCGAGGGGAAACCGGCCGTTGTTTGCCGACCAAACGGTCGCGAACCCCGGAACCTCCTGCGCCGCGACGCGCGCGCCAAGAAGATTGGTTCGACCTTCCTGATCCGTGGCAACCTCGATCGTGTCCGAACCGATGGTGACGGTCACTCCGCCGGTTTCGTGAGCACGGCGGATTGCCGAGAGGTGCGCGTGAAGGTCCACCGGCGGCTCATAGGGCACCCACGTTCCCGTCTCGAAGTCGTAGGCACTCGCCCCGGTAGCGGGCGGGGGCGTAGGAACCTCCATCAGCCCCTGCGAAACTCCGGTGCCGATGAAAACCTGCGGCGACGTGCCATCGGGACGGACTGCGTAGCGTGTGTCCTGTTGGGTCATCCGAATGCCCTCACGATAAGTTTCCAATGGGGAGCCATTGCGCTGTTGGGAAGGCCCAATGTTACCCCGGACCCTGTGTGCATTTTGAAGCTAAAGGACTCCGATCCACCCACCGCTCCAAACGGAATGTAAATGTTGGTGTCATCCGCATACCAACGAACACCTGAACCTTCGGGGTTCGTACAGCGAGCCTCGTCTCCAACACTTGCCCCATAAGCGTAGGAACCCGTGGCGTAGCAGTAGGCGAAAAACTGGATGAACGCTGGTTTCCTGCCGAGATCGTGGGCGAATGTGTATGTGGTGTTCGCGGCAACGCTTGTCGGAGCACTCTCGTAGTACCCCGAGATCACAGGAGCGGGGGCACTTTCCAGCGCGTCGATCCGGTCAGCGTTGCTCGCCACGTCCGCGACGACGGACGCCGCAGACACCTGCGCCGGGTCGAGCACCACGTCAAACGCCTTGATGCACCACAGGAGCGCGACGTTGCGGGGGCGGGTCTCGCTGCCACCAGCAAGCCCTGTTTCATGCGCCTCGTATGTCGTGTTGGCATATGTGATGGAGTGTCGTCCGGATGTGTTGGTGGGGCCGGTGCCCGCATCCGCCCCGGCGTTGCCGCCACCAATGGAGCCGCTGGCTGCCTCCATTGAGATGTGCTTGTGCTCCCCAAGCTCATCGCCCTGCGCCGACCCGAACGCACGCCCGTTATCCACGCCGCGTCCATTGTCCCACCCGCGAACGAACTCGCCGCGCAGATCGGGGAGATTGAACGTGGTGCTCCCATCGCCCGACCCGAAGGTGGTGCCGACGGTGGCGAACAGGTCGGTGTAGGTCGCACGCGAGACCGACGCGCCATTGCAGACGAGCCAGCCGGCCGGGGGTGTCGACGTCGCGAACGGCATGATGGACCCGGCAGGCGCGCCAGTTGGCAGCGGCTGGCCCGCGATTGTGAACTCGTCGGCATTCACCCTGCCGGCTACGTCGAGACGATTTTCGGCTTCGGGGAGCTTGCCAATCCCCACATTCCCCGCGAACCAGCCATGCCCGTAGGTCATGGAAAAGCCGATAAACGGAACACCGGCACTGGTGAGAAGGATTTGGTGTCCCCAGTCAGCGATCGGAAGCTTGTTCTCCACGCCGCTGCCGGCGGAGTGGTAGCCATAGACCAAACCAAAATGATCGCCGAAGTCATTGGCCGCCAGGTCGACGCGGTATTGATCGCCAATCGACCAGATGCCCTGGATTTTGGAAGCGCTGTAGTTCCCGGACCATCCCGCCCGTCCGATCGTGCCGCGCGAGGATGCGCCTGCGAGGATATCTGCGCTGGTCTCCAGGTCGCCGGTCATCTGACCGCCGGCCTTCGAGAGCTTGCCGGCGATCGCCGTCGACCAGTCAGGCCCGATGCCGACCCCGCCGCCCACCTTCGTGGTGAGTGGTCGCCCGGCCGGGGCGCCGGTGATGTCGACATCCGTCAGATCGTTGATCGCGTGGGTGTGGTTCGCCGCCGCCTTGGCATCGAGTGCTGCCTGAAGTCCGGTTACGTCTCCAATGACGTGACCGTGCGTGCCGAGCGCTGCCTGCGACACGGATATCAGGAGCGAGGCAACATCCGCATCGATCGATTGCAGTGCGGAGACCAGCCGCTGGACGTCCGTGTCCAGTTCGTTTTCCGGGTGCGGCAGCGGATAGCCGCGATTGGCTGTCGTTGGTGTGGGCATTCATGCCTCCTAGATGGTCACGGCCCGAAGATCCGCGAGCGAGGGCCGCGCAGCCGGCCCGCCGGTGAGCGTCAACCGCACGCGGGTCTGCGCGCCCCACGTCGGTTGCGGATCGACGGGATTGATTTCGTGCTGCCTGTCGACCCAGCCCGCCAGTTCAAGCGCCTCGGTCTCTGCGAGCGGGATCGTCTGCCAGGCGGACGCTGCATCCTGCAGTTCCACAGTGACAGTCGAGCCCGGCGGGAGGTTTGCCTTGAGCCAGACCGGAAGGCGTGTCGCGCCGTCGACGATGAAGGCGCGGCTCACATAGGTCGCCGTGTCCCTCAGGCTTCCGGCGATCAATTGCGCACCGGGGAAAAGCGTCGGGCTGGCGGTCTCCGTTCCGGCGAGCACCGCACGCACCGTCACCGTCTCCGTCAGCCGTCCGGTGAGCTCCACCACCTGATCCGGCACCATCCGCAGGATCTCGCCACCGGGCCGCTCGACCTCGAAGACGACACGGCAGGCGGCGGTGGGAAGGTCGACGGCGGCGCGGATCACGAGATCCGTGCAGTCGACGAGAGCGACCGTCCCGAGTGCGATGGTTTTCGTGGTCGGCGCAAAGCGCGCGGCCGCGAGCGCAAAGGTCAGATCCTCGTCTTGATGCGGCGTCCAGGTCCTCGCGTTGCTGGACGACAGCATGACGCCGACCGAATAGGGCTGCGCCGCAACCCGTTCCTGCCGGGCGGCGTCGAAGTCGCCGACGGCGGCCGAGTTGATCGCATGGGCTTCATCATCGGACTTGAGGACGAAGCAGACCTCGCGCCCCGCCGGCAGCCAAACGGGCTCCGGCAGCGCGATCGTGTGCGGTTGTCCGATCACGACCGCCGAGATCTCGACGAACGCCTGCGTCAGGATCTCCGCCGTCGGCAGGCCTTGAGCAACAGTGCGGATCTCCAGAAGGCAGGGATTGGCCGCATCGCCCACCGCACAGAATGTCACCGTCACGCTCGCCAGATGCCGGCCTGCGCCGCCAGGCAGAATGAAGGTCTGTGCCAGCGGGTCGACCGACCCGCCTTCGAGGTTCTGCGTGGACGCATCTTCCTGCGCGATCCACACCGGCGGATCGCTCCACCGGGTCACATTGGTGACCTGCCGCATGACCGTGATGTCGATCCGGCCTTGGCCGACGAAGACCGCCGAGGCCGAGGTTCCCGAGGCGCCGGTGGCGCGCACAAGCTTTCGGCCCGCCGGGTAGGTTTCCGCCACAACCTCGATCGTGCCGGTCACCTCGCCATTCGCATCGGCGACCAAGACGGGATCCGGCGTCACGTCGACGCCATCGAAGGTGAGTTCTGACAGGATCTCGCCGGCGCCGAAGCCCGACACCGTGAAGGCAATCGAGATCGGCCGCAGGAACTCGGCCAGTTCCTCGCGCTGATCGACCTCTTCCGCCTCCGTCGTCGTGCGCGCCCGATTGCCGGAGCCGAACACACGGGTCTCGGCCGAGGCCCATTCCGTCCGTGTCTCCGTCCAGAAATCAACGGCAGGCGTAAGCGCCAGCTCAGCCGGGATCGGGGTGAAATTCGCATACGGATTGACCAGCCGGCAGCGCGTCGAGAGCGGCTGCGAAACCTCCGTCTCGGCCGTCCAGTCGAGCATGACGGGCGCAGCGATCGGCAGGGAAAACACTGTCGGGTCAATCGCCAACTGGCACGAGCCTTCGAACACGGCCGCGTCCTGCACAATACCGCCATCGCGATAGCGATCAGACGTGAACGGGTCGACGAAGACGCCTCGCTTTGCGACCGGCTCGCGGCTGTCGATTTGTCGGCGCAAGCGCTCCAAGGCGACGAGATTGTAGAGATCGATCTGGCGGGCATAGAGCCGGTAAAGCCCCGCGACGGTGAGCGGCCGGACATCCGAGTTGATGATGGTCGGCGCAGCCGTCCAGGAGTTCACCACCTGGCACAGCGCCAGATGCCGCTCCGGGACCGCCGGCGGCACCGCGCGCGAGCGGCTGGCAATGCCTTCGATGTAGACGACCCGACCGTCCGGATCGAGGCAGAGCCGGTCGATGCGCGGGAGCTTGTAGTCGTACGTCAGCAGCACCTCGCCGCCGGTCACTCCGCCAGCCAGCGTGACGCTGGTGTCGGTGGTCGCAACCGGCGCGACCGCATCGCGGTAACGGTATGTGACCGTATAGCTCGACCCCGCCGCCGGCTCCGCACCACCCGGCGTCCAGTCGACGCGGTCGGCGTTCAGCACGTAGTCAGTGCCGGCGGTATAGGTCGTGCCGCCCTGGGTAACTTCGACCAGTGCGGTAACGCTGGTGTTGGCGAGCGCGTCGAGCGCGCCAGCGGTGGGACCATGGGTGACCGTCTCGGTCACTTCCTTGGTGATCAGCGCCGTCACCAAGTTGGCGAGCGGCGGGAAGCGCAGCACGAATGTCGCCGTGCCCGAGCCGCCGTCATCGAACGAATGCTGTTCCGCGTCCACGCGCTCGACGTCGAAGCGTTCCTCGACCGCAAGACGAAGCGAGGCCGTGCGCTGGAACTTCACGCCGTCGACGTTGGCGATGCCGGCCTCGATCACAAAGACCTGGTCAAGGCCGACCATCCCGAGTGCCGCAACGCGGCAGCCGTCGACGATGTAGGAGCCGTTGACGTCGCGATCGTAGGCCGCGATCGCCTGGACGGTTTCGGAGAGATCCGACGGCGGCGTCTGGTCGAGCGCCACGCCGTGCTGGAGCCGATAGACCGGATACAGCTCGCCCGGCTGACCATCGCCGGCAAAGCCCCACTGCAGCGTCTCGACGATGCGCGCGGCGCCGGCTTCGCCTTCCGCTGCCGTTCCCGGCGCCAGCCCCAGAAGATCCGGATCCTCGACCTCGGTCACCGCGTCCTGCACAAGCCGAACGCCGATCACGACGTCGCCGGCCATCGGCACGCCGGCAAGCGTTGCCTCATCGACCGGGCGCACGTCTCCGGCGGCGAAGACACGGCCCGCCTCCAGAAACACCGAGCCGGCCGCCTCGTCGACGAGGATTGCGCCGCCATCGATGCGGTCACCGTCGCGCGCGGAGAGCTCGCCGACACGCTTGATCCGACCGCGCAGGACGGACTGCGCCTCGTTCAGCTCGGCACCCTGCAGAAAGCGGCCCTCGCGGAACACCACATCGGTGACGTCCGGCTTGGCCGGCGTGCGGTCGAAGGCGTCCGCGATCAAGGGATGGTTGAAGGCCATTCGATCCTCATTCAAAATCGAGAAGGAAGGTGACGCGCTCGCGCACAGTGCGGCCGAGCACAATCGAGACCGGCGTTCGGGCAATCGCCGCTTGCGGCGTCACGAGATCGCCTGCGTCGATCCACAGCGCGCCGGGCTTTGTCGGGTCGGCATGATGCGCGCCACACAGGACGCCGACTTCCGCCGCTTCTTCGCCGGCGCCATCGCCGAAGCCGGTCAAGGCCTCGACATAGACCCGGTCGCCGCTGGCAGCCGGCGCAAGGCTTTCGCCATTGAAACGGAAGACCTCACTGGCCGCCGGCACGACGCCGACCTGAGAAATCGCCTTTGCCCGGCGTGCGCCGATGAGCGTGCCATTCGAGCGCCAGAAGCCGACATAGGCGCCGAAGCCCGCCAGCGTCTGCGCCATCTGCGCGTTCCGTGTCCCCGGCGACCCAAGCTCGGCCCAAGTCTGCGTGATCTCCGCCCAGGGCGTCTGAATATCGACCCAACGCAGGCCGGACGATCCGTCACCGGGGATCCAGATCCCAAGCGCCGTCAGCTCCGCCTCGCTCAAGGTGACCGCGAACGGATACCCGCGCCCGAAGGACCACTTCGGCCCGTCCAGACCGCTCGTTTCCGGGAGATGCACGCCGCTGTCGTCGCCAAGAATGCACGTGCTTGCCCGCGTCCAGGACGCCTCGGCGGCCGGTACGTCATGGCCGCGCACGCCGCGCCGGAAGTGCGAGCGCGCGGGTTGCGACAGCCGCGCAACGCCGTCGATCGGCACAAGGTCCGCCTCGTCGTCGCGGACACGATCAAGGTCGAGTTGATAGTCCGCCCAGGCCAGACGGCGCGCGGGCGGGTCGACGATCTCAGCCGAGTAACCGACAAAGCCGAGCCCCATCGCCATGCCGGCATGCGTGCCGCGCAGCCGCTCCCAGCGAATGCCGTCGTCGAGCAGGTCGTAGAGGTTCGGCACATAGGGTGACAACGGCCCGAGGCTGTATTCGTACGTCAGCCAGGGCGCGAGCGCCGGCTGCGGGTTGACGATCTTCCAGCCGGCAATCGCATCCGCGGCCGGCTCAAGACCGGCAACCACGCCGGCGCCAGTCAAATCGAGCGCGCGCTCAAGCGGCGTCGAATTGGAGGGAACCAGTGTCGTCGTCATCGACCGCGGCCTCCGGTATTCGACTGCCCGGCACACGCCAGGAGAAAGACAAGCTTGTCATGGCCGGCCGCGATGCGGTGCCGAAGGTCGATCTCGCGACACGCGAAGAGCTTGGCAACGCGGGCAACCGGATCGCGATCCCAGTCGATCTTGATAGTCATCGCCCTCGGCGTCCGTCCTCGATCACGACGGATTGCAGCGCGATCGCTTCCGTCGGCGCGGCAACGACGTCCTCGGCCGGGGCGATCACCTCGACCCGCGTCACGCCGGGCCGCATGGCGCGTGCCACAAGCCACGAAGCCGTGAGGTCGAGCCCGAGAAGCGCTTCCGCCGTCCATGCCTCCTGAAGGACCGTCGGCAGGTCCGCGACAACCGATTGCGACGCATCCGGTGCAAGTCGAACCCGAAGGACTACGTCGACGAACTTGCGGACGGCAGACGCAACCTCGAAACGATCGGAGACCACCCGCACGGACGGCGCTTCAAGCGCCGCGCGCACCGTGTCGAGCAGGCCTTGATCGGCTACACCGTCCGCCTCGGTCGAGAGCACCGCAATGCGCACGGTCGGGTCGCGGCCATCGCGCCAGATCGCGACATTGCGCACCCGCACGTCCGACGCCATGGCGACCGCCTTGTAGCGCTCGACCGGCCCGCCGGCGGAGCGGCCGAGGATCGTCAGGCGCACACGCTCGCGCAGCCGCGTGTCCGTCTCTCCGGATAGGCGCACGACATCGTAGAAGGCGGCCAGGTGGTCGAGATCGGAGTTGCGCGCGAACGCGAGCAGATTGGCGCGGGCCGCATCGTTGATCCGCCCGCGCAGGAGCAATTCGCGATAGGCAAAGGCCTGGCAGACGATCGTCACCGGATCGGTTTCCAGTGCGCCGACGTCCCAGGCAATGCCGACCTCGGCAAGCCGCGCCCGCGCGTCTTCGATCAGCGACGCCAGCAGCGCTTCATAGTCCAGCTTTTCGATAATCGCCGGGGCGGGAAGCTGCGGGATCGTCATGCGGCCCCCACCAGAACGTCGGCGACGCGATCCTCGCGAAGGCTGTAGTCGCCAAGATGACCTGCCGGATAGAAGACGCCGTCAAGCCGGAAGACGAAGCGCCCGGACCGGCCGCCCTCGACCATATCGATCATGCGCAGACGAAAGCCGGGCTCCCCGTTGCGCGGATCTTCAAGCGCATCGGCGATCGCCACATAAAGCTCCAGGAGCGTGCGCGGATTGGCCGGCGCGTCCTGAAGCTCGGGCACGCGGGAGCCGAAGTCCCGGCGCATGACGCGGGTTCCGAAACGGGTCGTGATGACCTTGCCGATCGACTGGACGCAATGGTCCCAGCCGGTCAACACGCGTCCCGTCCTGGCGTCGACCCCGGTGCGCATGGGTCAGCCTTTCGCCTTCGCGGCCGGCTTGTCGGCGTCGACGGCCTTGGCCTTGTCGGCGGCCGGGTCCTCCAGCTCGCCGGCAATCACCGCATATTGCGCCTGTTCGGCGGTGAGCTTGATCGTCTTGCCCTTGCCGGGATTGCGCACGCCGGCGACCCAGGGGCCGGCGGCTTCGAGAACGCGGTAGGATTTCTGCATGTCGGGTCTCCTGTGGATGGGGTCAGACGAGCACGTCGTCGGCGCCTTCGATCGCGCGGTGGCCGGCTTCGTCGCGGGCGTCGACGTGGTGAACCTTGCGGGTGCCGTTGTTGAGCCGGGTGCGCGCGGTGGTCACCAGCTCGTCGGCGGTGATGCGCAAGGCCGCCCCGCCGATCCCGATCTCGATCGCATTGCGGGTGATCTCGATACGGGCATCGCCGTGCTTGATGACGAACCGTTTGTCATCATCGGTCGGACGCGGATTGTCCTTGGTGTAGCCATCCCGCACGGCCAGCGATTGCGGGCCGACTTCACCGTGCGGCGACAGGAGCCGCATCGTCTCGCCGATCGCGACCGGCACATGGGTGGAATAGCCGCCAACGCCATCGCCGGCGCTTTCCTGCACCTGCACCCAGGGCGAAAGGAACGGCTTGCCGTTGCGCGGGTCCGGCGGCATCAGCTCAAGACGCACCTTGGTGCCCTTGATCTCCACGACCTTGCCGGTCATGTGGCTTGCGGCAAGGCGCCGGTTGAGCGCGTCGACCGACTTGCGCAGGGTTCGGATCTCGCGGGCGACGGTCGGGATCACGGCGCAACCTCCGCATCCGGATCGAAGGGCTCGCCGTTCACCTCGAAAATGAGGTCTATGATCGGCAAATTGGCGAAGACGCCGGCGGTCGCGTTGCGCAGAACCTGCGTCCATTCGACAGCAACGACGGAAACGCCGCGCCGGTCCATCTTGCCGCTCAAAACGGGCGCGATCCGCAGCTTTGAGGGCGCGCCGATGTTGTCCAGGCCGAAGCGCTGGCGCGGTGACAGGATGGCGAGAACGGCCTCGGCCATCGCCCAGGCATCATTGTCGCGTGCGGGCTCCGGGCCTTGCACGATCGCGAAGGCCGCGCATTCAAGCGGGAGCTCGTAAGATCCGTCGGCGTTTGACCGGACGGGCGCGCGCAGGACGCCGATGCGCAGACCTGGCGTGCGGATGGAATTGCGCTCCAGTTCGTCGAGATCGAAGCGGCCGAGCTGCAGTTCGCAGCTTTTGAGGGTCGGCAAAGCGGCCTTGAAGGTGGTTTCAACGGCGCTTCGAAAAGCGTTGATCCGGCTCATTGCAGGATACTCCCGAGCCAGTCCCGCGCGGCCGCCTCAATGTCGGCGCGGTTCTCGGCCGAAAGACCCATCCATGTACGTGCCGGCATGGTCACAGCGCGGGCGAAGACGGCCGCATCGCCGACCATAAACAGAAGTGCCTTGCCCTTCTTCGGCTTGATCGTGCCGCCTTCCTGATGGATGCGGGCATAGACGAGGCCCGAGCCGACCGTGACACCATGACTTGAGGCGATGTAATCGACGGAGCGCGACAGGTGGCCTTCCGAATAGAGGATCGAGGTTCCGGCGCGGTTCGACGTCCAGGCCGTGCCGTCCGGCGCGGTCTTTTCCTGTTCGATCCGCCGCCGGGTCTGTTCCTGGACAAGCCGGCCGATGCCATCGGAAAGCTCGTCCTTGGGTGCGTCCGCAAGCCCTTCGATTTGCACCAGGCGCGCGGCAAGATCGCTGTCGTCGATGCGGATCGCAACGCCGGTCATGACCGCCCCCGGCCGAAGAGGCGCGGTTCGGCGAAGAAGGCGGCGCCGCTGTCGCTGGATGCGCCGTCGACGGAGATCTTCGGTTCCGCCGATCCAAGCCCGGCCTTGCCTTCGGCGATGCGTTTCAGGAGATCGACCGCGTCCTTGTATCGATCCTCGATCGTGGTCGTGAGCGCGGCATGCCGGTTCGCCAGGACATAGACCGCGATATTGGCGCAAGGCGAAATCAGAACGTCCGGACGCGTGGCAAGCGGTAGCTCATAGCGCGCCGAGATATGCGCATCGATCTCGCGGGCCGCGAACTCAAGGGCGCGCGCGATCGCCGCCGCCGGATCGACATCCTCGGGGAGAATGTCGGCGAGGAAGTCCGCGCCCCAGATCTCTTCGATGTCGGCTTGGCTGGCGTAGATCACGACGCGCTCCGGGGTGGCGGTTGACGGGCCGGCCTCAGTCGGCCGGCTGGATCTTCACGGTGAGGGCGGGGTCGCCTTCGATCGCAGCGCGGTCCGCGCCGCTCAGATCGGCGAGCGGGATCTCGGTCGGGTCCTTGCCGAAGGCGCGCCCGGCGCGCCGGCGCGGTCGGCGCGCCGTCACGACGAGAACCTCGGCGGGATCGGACGGCGGTTTCGACTTGCCGTCGTCGGGCTTCGGCGTGGATTTGGTGGACGCCTTCGGCTTTGCGGCTTTCGCGACGGGCTTGGATTTCTCGGCCGGCTGGGGCTTGTCGGCCGCCTTGGGGTCGTTGGCGGCTTGTGTCCCGGCAGCTTTCGGCTCTGCCGGGTTGGCTGTTTCGGATGCGGTGGACGGTGATGTTTCGGGGGGCATGGCGGCCTCCTGTAAGCAGGATCGGGATCAGGGCGAGGAGACACGGGCGCGGCCGGCGCGCCCGTCAGGCTCAGGCGAGATGCGGGATCTCGATGATCTGGAGCAGGTTCCGGTCGGTATTGGTCTCACCGTTTGCCAGGCGTTCGGCGAGGATCAGGTCGCGCGCGGCATCGGCGTGGGTGCTGCCGACGACGAGCACATTCGGCTTGACCCCGAGCGGCCGGCCCGCCTCGTTCTTCAGGTCCATCATGGCCCTTCGTGCCGCGCGCAGGTTGTCCTTGGTGAGGTCGGCTTTCGACGCAAAGGCCATCTGCCAGAACCCGAAGCCGGCCGCCGCGCGTCCATCGACGCCATAGGTGAACTTGTCCTGGTCGAACACGCGGTCGGAGGTCTTGGGATCGTCCTTGCGCACGAAGCGGTATTCGCGGCGCTTCTGGTAGATCAGCGGCTTCAAAGCCCGCGTCGTGTCCATCAAGTACCAGGGCACGCCGGCGCCGGCCTGCATGTTGGAGACGGACACTTCCTTGCGCGTCTCCGGGTCGATCACAGGGTGATCGGTGTCGAAGAAGGGCTGCCCGTCGTAGCACTCCGCCTCGAAGGCCTGGTCGAGCATTTCGAAGACGAGTTCGTCCGGATGCGCTGCGGCCGAACGGCCCATCTCCGTGAAGAGCGGCGAGTACATCCCGTACTGGTCATCGCTGATATCGTCGGCCTCGACCTCGACCGTGCCCTCGAACTTGCGGTTTCGGATCGTATAGCGGTGCGTCGCCATCGTTTCATAGACGCGCGAGCCGATCCATTCCCGCAGCTTCGGGAACTTGCCGAGCCACGCATAGGAGTTTTCGCGCGTGGAAGAGGTGATCATGGTCGCGATCTGCGGCCAGTACGGCTTCACCTCCGCGAAGCCGTTTTGATAGGCGCGGGAAAACCCGCGAAAGAGATCGTCGAGAGATTGCTGGTCAATGATCATCGGATGCGGTCCTTGCGGAGAAGATGAAATCGGTCGGCGGTGCCGGGCTTTTAGATCTCGACCCAGACGCCGGCGGGGTCGACGGCGACAACGCGGCCGGCGGACGAACGTGTGCCCGTGCCGTCGGTCCTGGCGACCGTCTCGTCGTCGACGATGAAGCAGGTCGTGCCGACGTCGGCCTGGGCGACCGGATCGGCGTCGAGATTGTCGAACTGGAAAGCGCGTTTGCGCAGGATTTCGATCCGGGCTTCGCCGGCAGCACCTTCGGTGTTGTCGACGGTGCGCTCCGCGCGCCCCAACGCGATCAACCCGGTTGCCGTGCGCCCCGGCCTGGCGAACCCGGCCTCGAGCACGACGAGCGATCCGGCGAGGATCTTCACGCCGGCCGCGACCGGGTGGCTTTCGCGCTCGGGCAGGCGCATGCGGGTCTGACGTTCCTTGATGAGGGCCATGAGATGGATCTCCGGTCGGGCGCGGCGCGCCGTGGGTCAAAGGGCTGCGGCGCGCCTCAGGCGGTCGCGGCGTATTCCTCGTCGGACAAGCCAAGCTTCGAGGCGATGCTGCGCTGCTGATCGGTGAGCGCGGTCTTGCCGGCCGCCGGGTCCTTGTCGTCGAGATCGGACGGCTTTCCGATCACCGGCAGGGTTCCGACCAGATCCTTGAAGCGATCAAGGCCGCCCTCCTGGGCGCAAAGGGCGCGGTAGTGCTCGCGCGAAGCCGGGGCGATCTTGCCGCCCTTCACGGCATCCTCGATCGCCGCATTCACGTCCGCCTCGCGGATCTTCGCCTGTTCGGCGGCAAGCGCCGTCTCGGCCGTATCGGCGCGGGCGATCGCCTGGTCGTAATCGGCGCGCGGAACGAAGCGCTCGATGTCCGGCGCACTCGCGGCGGCCGTCGCTGTCTGGTGCTCGGTCTTGAGGCGTTCGACAGCGGCGAGGATGTTGTCGATCGAAGCGCCGGCATCAAGGCCGAGCGCGCGGCAAAGGGCTGTGAGGTCCATGGAGGTCTCCGGGAGGTTGGAGGGAGCATCGGGAGAAGCGGGATCTTCGGCGCGCGACAGCGCTGCCATGCGCAGCGCCGGGCGATTGACCAGGCCGGCACCGGCAATGCGGAGGATTTCGCCGGTCTTGGAATGCAGAAACTCGGGCGACAAAAAGCGGTACTCGCGTGCCGCGATCATGGCGGCGGCCTTGTCGGTCCACTCGACCGCGCCCCAAAGCGCACCGTCGCGGATCTCCATCGCGGTGATCCAGCCGGCCGCCGGCGCGGTTTCGCCTTTCGGCGCGCGGTGCGCCTGGCCGTGTTCATAGTCGATCGGGAGCGGCGCGCCGTTTGCCTTGAAGGCGGCGATCACAGCTTGAGGATCGGACAGGCGCCAGCGCCGGCCGTCGCGGGCAACCAGCTCCGGCCCTGCGGGCAAGAGCTGCACCCATGCGGGCGCCGCCGAACCGGTGTCGGAGGCGATGGAGGTTGTCGAAAAAAGGGCGGTTGCGGTTCGCGTCGTCATGGGCGACAACGTGCAGGACGTACCGAACACCCGCGCCCCTGACAGTGTCAGGCGGAGGGTCGCCAGGTCCGGCGGTCAAATCCGGTCGAAAGCGTCACTTCCCCGCTTCAACATCCGCACGATGCAAACCGCACCCGCGCCCCGGCAACAGCTTCGCCGTTAAAGGGGGTTTAAAGGGGGTAGGACGTGCGTTTGGGGCGTGTGGCGGGGATTGGAAGGCGAAGTGCGACTGGAAACGCCTCGCGGGTCGGAAGAGACGGGCCGGCTCAGAATATCGAATATCCGGCGACACCACGTCGCGGGAAGCGATCTGTCGCTGCAAGGGTGAGCGAACGACGCTATTGGGACCGGGAGCGGGCTGGCAGGTATAGCCGGTTGCCTACGAACAGCGGTCATTCAAAGACGTGATCGAGGTGCAGAAGTCTTCACTCGCACCAGTGAATGCGTCCAGTTCGGACCCAAAAGTGTGACCTGCAACCTGTGTTGCGCCATACTGAAGGGTGAAGTGTTGGGCGGCCTTGAGCATCGGTGGAAAATGACCACTGGGGCTTGGCCTCGGGGATAACCATGAGTTCGATGGTTGCACCACACCCGCACGGGCAGCGCATGCCAACGCTCAAATCATCGCCGTCGTCTCGAAGGAGCACAAGGTTCCGTATTGGAAGGGGGTTCGGGAGGACATCGCTGTCCACTTCGATCAGTCGTCTTGCTGGGCCATGTTGATCCCATAGCCGCCTAAGCCAGGCAATTATCGGATTCATGCGGAGTTCTCCAAATCTACCAACCCGGGCAGGCCGATCAAAGGCTCATGCGCGCCACGACCTAGAAGCGCGTTCTCTGACATCGGGAATGAATCTTCGCCGAGGTAACATTCTTCCGGATCTGACAGGCTGAAAGTGGTCCGGGCATAGTCGCGGTTTGGCTCGTGGCGAATGGCGAACGCCCGCGCCAGAAACTCGTTTGCAACTGCAGATGCGGCCCGCATGTTAAGCGTGATGACCGAAGGTGTTTCTTCGATCATTCCCTTGATATAACCAGCGGACAATTCGGCGTCGAAACCCTCTGGATCATGTTGCCGGAGATACTCGGCTCGCAGCCCCTCTTGGGTGTAGACCCCGCGGTCCCCCAGCGTCGCGCCGCCGGGTTGAACATAGTCGATGCGACCACATACGTCGATGATTTCGACAATGCCGTCATCGTTGTGCGTCGGGATCGTTACACCCACATCGAACAGTGGCAACACAAACGCCGACGAAATCAGATCGAGAACCTGACGACCTTCCTGACTGTCGACGCAGCTGAACAACACGTCGCATTGACCGGCAGCAATGACGGCATCGCGGTTGTTTATCGCAGCATTGATCGGCACGGCTACTCCTGTGCCGCGATATGTCTCAATTGCGGAGGCGAAGATATCGACCTTCGGACGGCGAAGTTCTGCGTCTGCCAGGCCCGAATTCAGGATACGGTTAAGGTTCTTGCGCTCAATGACATCAAAGTCGATCAGGACAATCTTGCCGAAACCAAGACGAGCCAATTGTTCCGCGACGATAGAGCCGGTGCCTGAAACTCCTACTACGGCTGCAGACATGAATGATAGTTCACGGGTCATCTGGCTGGTGAATGCCATTGATGGTTTATCAAGGCGACCATTCTTAATTGCGCTATCCCAAAAATATAGGATGTCATCTCCGGAAACGGTTACCAAGTCGACAGGCGTCTTGTTCATCTCAAAATCATAGAGCCTCGCCCGTACGGCTCCGTCAGGAGTCATGATGGCCGACCCATGTCGCTTCCCAATAGCGTGAAAGAGGCCAGGGATGACCTTCAAGTCGCTGCTGTCATCAAGAGATGAAAAGTCCAGCCACCCACCAGGATGGGAATGCAGTAACAAAATAGTGAGTCCTTGCTCCTCCGCTGCGTCGATGGCATCTTCGATGTAGCGGCCAGGCCAATTGATAAAATCTGGCAAGCGCTTGCAATCACAGTGCGGAACCAAAATCTCTCGCTGAACGATCAGTCGGTCACGTGGCGCGGGAGAAGCTGAGCAAATCAATATTGCGGCAGCTTCTTTGCCGTCGCCCGGGAAGAGATGGCGCATGAGAGACGCGTGAGTGACCCCAGCAAATGCGAGTGTCGTCTGCGGCATCATTGTCCAACTTCCTTGGCAAATGCCGATTCCACAATCGCCAAGTGGGTGACCACATTGTCGGTTTCCGGGTTCCACTTTGATCCCGGGCCGCGGTGACGTGACCAGCGCTGGAAGATGAGGCCGCGGATGGTTTCCGTCGCCTGTGTGGCCGGAATAGTACCACCAGACCTAAGATTGAGGGCAGGGTGGGCATAAAACATGTCGATCTGGACCTGCGGGTAAGTGGGCAAGATCTGGATCGCTAAAGTGATCGTGAGGACGTTGTAGCCCGGGGGCACAGGAAACTCGTAGATGATGAGCCAACGGCCGGCGGAATCAGTCTCCCAACGCAAGCCCAGGCTATCGAGATACTCTACATCGACGGCTTGCAGAGCGAAGTCACGGCGGGGTGCAGGGAGCGCCTCGCCGTTGTTGACGTCCTTGGCCGTAAGCCGGATCTTTTCGATGCCAGGCGTGGTCAGGTCGATAATGTCGTTGGGCTGAAGCTGACGCTTCGGCTTGCCCTGGACTTTCAGGATCATGATCCAGGCGTTGGGATCGAAGTTCGCCTGTGCCATGGCGTCCGCCGCCGAGATGTTCGGCAGAGTGGAAATGACGGTCTTGCCCTGGACATTGAGCTTCCAAACCTTCGGTTTGCGGCTCTTGAATTCCTCGACACCCTTTCCTTTGATCTTGATAACATCCATGTCCTGCACCAGCAGATCAGGCTCGTCTTCCCGTTCCAGGTAGATGACTTTATCGGCATCAATCCTGCCCAGCTTGCGAACTACGGCGCCAGAGATGACGTCGGCGGGCCAGTCGATGGTCTCGTCATTGATCGTGATGCGGTTGGTGCTGGCGCTCACTGCTACGATGAACTTGTGGCTTTTGTTCAGGTCAGCCTCTTCCTGGACGCGGATGTCTTCCAGATCACCGTCACGCTGCTGCTGCAGAACATACGCATGCTGGTCAGCATTGAAGCCAGCAACCTTGGCAATCTTTCCGCCGGTCGGTGAGTCTGTCTCGACGTCGACACGGCGGAAGATAAGGTCCGTCCCGGCGATTTCGATAATGGTGGTATTTTTGCCGTGGCTCAACACGGCGGTGCTTTCTTTTGCGCTCATTTTTAAGCCCTCATAGTTGGTTTTCGACGGCGGACCGTCCCTATGATGGTTGCGCTCGAGGCTCAGCATTCCGACAAGAAAAAAATGTGTCGGAATGCTGAGCCTCGAGCGCAACAAAATCGAAGGCCGAGAGGTGGAAAAATGGGAACGCTATAGGCAAGATACGATTTTGCCAGATTCTACGGAGAGCTCTGTGGACCAAGCTCCAAATTGTTTCAGTGCTGGCGATGCCCGCGAGGCATTCCAGATGCTTACTGATCGCGACCGGGTAAATTTGGCGCGTGTTGCCGATTTTTTGGCGGGCAAAGACAATCTTGCGTCGGCTGATGAACTGATAAACGAAGCGTACGTCAGGATTTCAACTGGACAGCGACGTTGGAAGCGGACAAAGACATTTCCGCAGTTTTTTGCGGGCGTCCTGCGAAGTCTGGCCAGTGACAATGCGTTTCTGTCCGACGTTAGAAAGGTCAACAACCTTCACGGTGGCTATGCTGCGTTGGATGGTGATGACACACTTGCCGTGGAAGCAGTCGATAACTCGATCGAGCTTAAGCAAAAGGCATTGGTTGAGGAGATGTATGCCCATCTTGAGCAGCACTTCGCCGGCGACAGCGAAATGCAGATGCTGTTAATGGGGGTACAGGACGCGCTCCGTGGCGAAGACCTTAAACGGACCATTGGTGTAGATACCAAGAGGCTGGCAGCGCTTCGGACAAGATTTAACCGAGAGATAGATAAATTTATCGCTGGGTATCGCGCGAGGGAAGGACAGTCCCATGGCTGACCAAAATAAGGATATGGTGGATAACCTCATTGAGTTCATTCTGGCCGATGAGGGCCCTGTGCTGGCTGAAGACCAGCCGCTTTTGCAGTTGTTCAACGATGCCATCGCCAACGGGGAGCAAAAGCTGGCGCGTGAGCGGCTGCAACGGGCCAAGGCTGGTGCAGCCGCAGCGCAGCCGTTGACAGCGACAGTTGTTGATCTTGAAAATGCTCGTCAGTTGCTGGTTCGTGCAAAGTCCGGCGACACTTCTGCACAGATCACTCTTGCTGCCCGATTTGGCGATGGGACTATCGACGCGGATTTGGACGCCATAGCGGAAGATATTGCAGAGCTGGAGGCCGATCTCCGTGAAGAGGATTGATCCGCTACCAACCAACCTCAAGCCAGATGCTCTGCTCAAATCACTCGGGATATGCCGTCCGGAGGACATTGATGTCGAGGCTATAGCCTACTTCGCCGGCCTGAAGATCAAGCGTCGCCATCTCAAGAGTTGCGAGGCCATGATTACAGGCATGGGCGATCGCGGCATCATCTCGGTTCTTCCTGATTCAATGCCGGCTCGGGCTAGGTTCTCCATCGCTCATGAGTTGGGTCACTGGGCGCAACATCGCGGGCAGACCATAGCGTGTCGATCTACTGATATCGGGAAATTCTCGAAGACCAATAACGTTGAACGAGCCGCCGACCAGTATGCTGCGGATCTTCTGATGCCCTGGTCGCTTTTCAGAGAGGTCTGCAAACAGCATCACAAGTTGGACCTCAAAGCATTGAAGGCAATTGCAGGCGTATTTCAATGCAGTCTTACGGCCACATTGATCCGAGTGATTGACAGTGATCGATATCCAAACCTCATGATGATCCACCATCACGTCAGTGCCGGGCGCAAGTGGTTCAGGGCAGCGAAGAATATCCCTGGTTTCTGGTTCCCGCGAGATGAGCTGGACGCCGAGAGTTTCGCCTTCGAACTTCTGCACAACCCCCAAGCCCGCGATGAAGGGTTTCCCCGGAAAATAGGTGCCGACGCTTGGTTCAATACCAAAGGCGCTGATCGTTATGAAATCACCGAGCAGTCGTTTCGGGTGTCTGGGGAAGGTGTGGTGACCATTCTGAAGCTGCATGAAGCTATGATCGGATATTGACGCGTATTTGAATTTTTTCTGTACATGCAGAATTTTAAGGGCAAAGCACTGCTGCGTATGGTGGGCTGCTCGAACGTCAGCTATTGGGAGTTGCCTGGAGGCCACTGAATTACCGAAATGGGGCACGAATCAGACGTAATTCTGGTGGCCGCCGAACGATCGTTAATCTACCTTTGAGTTTTTAAACTTCATCGACACCTGTATACTCTGGCTCGCACACGGGCAAATCAAGCCTTCGGGCGCGCTCGGCCACCTGTGTTGGCGAAGGGTTTGCGACCTTCTGCCCGTGTGCCCTTCACTCCACATCCGTTCCGGGTTGCTTGTCGAAATACCGCGCCTTGCGGCGCGGTCGGAACAACGTGCGCATGCGCCAGTTCCGGCCGAGGGGATCCAGCACCATGAACAGGCCGGTCTCCGGATCGAAGGCGCGTATGGTGCCGGCGAGGTCGCGGCGCAGCCGTGCGCGTTTCAGGATGTCGCCGAAGTCCGGCCAGGCGGAGACATCGACCACCCGCCTGTGATCGGCCGCATGGCCGATGGTCGCCGCGTCGATCATAACGGGCAGATAGTCGTCTCCGAAGCGCCCAGGTGCCACCGCCACCGGAAAACGTGTTAGGGCGAAGCCGTGCTCGCCATTTAGCCGCGCCGCAATATCGCGGCCAGACAGCCCTTCCGCCTTGAGCGCCGGCACCCGTGCGGCGCGCTTCAGGCCGACGTCGATCGCGTCCTGGACGAAGACCTTGAACGCTGGCGACGCGGTGAAGTCGGCAATCGCCGCGCGCCGTGTCGGCGTGGGCAACTCCCCAAGCCGACCGGACAGCAGCTCGGCGACGTTCTGCCCGCGCGTCTTGCCGGGGTTGGTGTCCCAGCCCGGATCGATGCCGACTGGCACATTCACCGTCTGACCCGTGCGCTTGTTTCGCCAGGGCCGCATGACGATCTGCGGGCCGCCGTCTTCCGGGTCGTAGCCGAGGCGTTCGGCTTCGCGTCTTGAGATCTGGCGCACGCCGCATTTGCAGCCCCAGCCGTTCGGCGGATAGTGCGTCTCCCAGAACGGATGATCGACGGGCAGGATGATGCCGACCCAGCTGCGGTGTTCGGGCCGGCGCCGTTCGGCGAGCGACAGCGTGTAGACCAGGTACGGCAGGAAGCGTTTCGTGCGCTGGGTCCGCTCCCATTCGCCGGCGGCATGGGCGGTGCGGATGTTCGCCCAATAGATCGTGCGCAGCCGGCGCGGGCTGCCGAGCTGTACGATCTTGGAGACGCCGTCAGCCGGGTCTTTCGCGATGCGCTTGCCCCACCATCCTTTCGCCTGCAGGGTCGGCGTCAGCCGCGCCTTGAAGTCCTCGAAGGGCACGCGGTTGACGATGGCGTCATCAACGGCCTTGCGCAGATCGTCGAGCACATCGAAGCCGGCGGTCTTCGCCGCCGTGAAGGCATAGGCATGTTCGCGCGGGGCGATGTCGCGCCAATCGAAGGTCGGCCGCGATCCCTTTTCGCGGAAATAGCGCGTGACCTCCGGCGAGGCGGTCAGGAACTGCTCGGGCAGATCAGCCGGCATCGCCCAGCCCGTGCGCGATCAGGGCAAGATCGGCGATCCGGCGCGCCAGCGGCCCGACGTCGAGCGTGCCGGCCATCCGTTCGAGCCGTGCTTGCAGATCCTCATAGGAACTGGCGGCGGCGAACTCCGCCTGGAGCTGATCCATGACCGGCGCGAGATCCGCGCCCCATTCATCGAGCGCGCCCTCCAGGAGGTCGTCGAGCTCGTCGGGCTCTTCGCCGCTGCGAGCGGTCGCGTGGATCTCGCCGCAGGAGGGGCATGCGCGCGCGGTTGCCGGATCGTCGGCATCCTCGTCTTCCGGTTCATCCGCTTCGGGCTTGTCTTGAGGGTCGGCCTTCGGCTTTGCCGCCGGCGTCAGCACGTCCGCATCTTCCTCCGGTTCGCTCAGGCCAATCTTCTCCCGAACCTCCGCCATCGAGACCTTGAGCCCGAGCGGCACCAGTTTGGTGAGCGCGTCGGACAGCGTCTTGATGTCCTCGGCTTCGGCCACCGGCAGATCGACGGTCGGGTAGCGTTCTTGCGGGCCGAAGTTGAAGGCGATGAAAGGCTGGACCAGATCGCGGTTGATCGTGGCAGCACACTGGCGCGCGTCGGCGCGCAGGATGTCGTAGCGCACATTCTCGTGCACCTGCGCCTGGGCAAGCGACGAACCGTCGTCGGTGGTCATCGTCTGGCCGAGCACGCCCTTGGAGATCTGCGCGTCGAGATAATCGGCCATCGCGCCGAAGACGGCATTGCCGGAGCCGCCCTTGGCTTCGATGAACTCGATCTCCATGCCCGACGGAATGATTGCGGCCGCATCGGAGGCGAGATCGCGCACGGCGCGCAGGAGCACGCGCTTTTCATCCGGCGTTGCGCCGCGTCCGTAGCGGCCGACGCGAAGCGGCATGCCGAAGACCTCCAGGAACGCGGCCCAGTCCTTGAGCGTGTAGGATTTCAGCAGGAAGGCCCAGGCATTCAGGCGCGCCAGCCCGCCCCGGATCGGCTGGCCGGACTTGAGCTTCGGCACATGGCGGATGAAGGAATAGCGCGACAGCGCGCGGCCCTCGATCGACCCGTCCTCGCGCAGGCGCAATTCGCGTCCCGTCTTGCGGTCGAACTGGAAGTGTCGCGGATCGCGCCAGGCGTACTCGCGCGGACGCCATTGCGCCCCGTACTCCCAGAGGATCTCGACGACGGAAAAGCCTTTGCCGAGCGCGTCGAGCACGTCGATCTGCATCGCCTCGAATTCCGGCGCTTCGACAAGCTCGCGCACCGCGTCGAGGATCTTGTCGTCTGTCGCCCCGCCATCAGGCGGGTTGACCGCCGGCTCGATCGCCAGCACCGCGCGCTTGCGGGTGCCGAGAACCGAGGCGTAGTGGAGATCGCGTTCCTCCATTTCCTCGGCAAGCGCAAGGTAGTCGGCGGGATCCCCTTCCACCGCGTTGCGCAGCATGCGTGCGAGTTTGCCCGGGGTCAGACCGGAAGCAACGGGATCGCTCCACAGCGCACGCACGCCGGTCAGGGTCGGCGCGGCCTCTTCCTTCAGGAGCGACGGGGACGAGACGGGCCGACCGTGCGGATCGACAAGCTGATAGGTGCTCACCACAAGCCTCCTGAGCGTGATGGATTGATGCCGCCGGCGCGGGCGAAGTCGTCGTCATCGTCGAGCGGCGGTCCGCCGCTCTGCCCGAATTGCGCAAGCGGCGAATGCCGCGCGGCGGTGTAGTCGAACTCGGGGAGATCCTGACGGCTCACGTACCAGGCAAGCGCGGAGGCGATCGCGCTGTCGCCGTGGCGCTTCATGCCGTCCGCGCCGTTGACGCTGTGATCGTCGGGAACCTTGATGATGCCGTCGACGTATTGCAGCGCCTGGTGATCCCGCAGGATGTCGTCGTCCTTCGGCAGGATCACGGTGCGATCGGAGAACGCCTCGATATAGGCGGGCATTTCGACCTGGTACCAGGCGCGCGACAGGCTCACTTCGATGATCGACGGACCGTATTTCTGGGCGGCGACTTCGGCGATATAGGCGCCGTTGCCGGTGGCATCGAGCGCGCCGCCCGACATGCGCGGCAGCCGGTCGACGATGTAAAACAGGATGTCGCGTTGTTGGTCGAAGGGCACATTGCGCAGCTCGACGATCAGCCCGGAGCGGCGCACGAGCGCGCGGGTGATCGCCATGACGTTGATCACGGTCAGATCGCCCTTGCGCGCGAAGTCTTCGCCAAAGACATGCGGCAACAGCGGGTCGAGCTTTTCCAGATGGGGTTTCAGCTCGCGTTCGCAGAAGTCGAGCGTGTCGGCCTTGCGGATGTGTTCCGGCGCATTCTTGAAGTCGTCGCTGCACGCCCACCGCACGATCGGGATGCCGTCCGCCATGCAGGCTTCGATCTGCACGCGGGTGAGTGCTGCCCCCTCCGCTTCGGCGGGAATAGCGTCGAGCTCCTGGCGCATGGCCGCCTGACGCGCGCCATAGGCGCCCCGGATCTTCGCTTCCCACTCGGCTTCGCCCTCGGCCGTCCATTCGATCCCTTTGATCAGGCAGACGCGCTTGTAGAGCCCGTTTGCGACCGCCGTGCCGAAGGGGATGTGATGGACGGAGAACGGGACCTTGCCGGCACGCGCTTCGCGGATCAGTTCGTTGAAGGGGTTCAGAACGCCGTTGTGGGTCGAGATCACGCGGATCTTGCCGCCCCAGATCAACAGCGCGTTGACCGCATCGAGCACACCGCGCACGTCTTGGTGAAACGCGGCCTCATCGATCACGACGATACCCTGAAGCCCGCGGATGTTTTCCGGGCGCGACGACAGGGCCTCGACGCGGTAGCCACTGGCGAAGCGGATGCGGAAGGCGGAGATCATCCGCGTCGAGCCGTCTGCTTTTTGGTCTTCGAACAGGAATTCCTCGATCGCCGCGAGCTCTTCGCCGATCGATTTCGCGAACTTCGCGACATAGCCGATGAACTCGCGGCCCTTGTCCTTGGTGTCGCCGATGTAGAAGACGTTGTCGCCGCCGGCGGAGCGCTTTGAGGCGGCGATCAATGTGTCGTCGAGCGCCTCGCCGAAGGTGATGCCGGTGCGGCGGCCCTTTTCGGCAAGCTTCAAGTCGGATTTATCCGCGATCCAGTCGACCTGGTGCGGCATCAGGATCCCGTCGGCGAGCGGGTCGAGATCGTCCGGCACCTCGGCGCCGCGCGGCAGGTCGCCGGGCAGGTCTTCCGGTTCGCGCGTGATCAGCGGTGGACCGGCGAAGAGATCGGGATCGCGGGGGTTGCCGGGCTCTTCGCTCATTTCCGGACCCCGAGGAATTCGCGACGGAGTTGTTCAACCGCTTCCGCCGACAGACCGGCTTCCTTGCTCATCGTGTCGACGACTTCCTCGACCCTCTCAGTGAACTCGGCTTCGACCTTCTGGCGGCGCGTTGTGGACACGGATTGCGCGGCTGCGGCGGCCCGAAGCGCGTTTGCGAGTTCCTGCGCGCCCTTGGTCGACAGGCCGCCGTCGCCGGCCGATTGCAGGATCTCGAAGATCAGCGTCTTGATCGCCTCGGCCGCGATGATCGTAAGATCGTCGGATGCGCCGGCGTCGAGCCGGTCGCTCAGGGCGGAGGCGATGTTGCGGGTTTCCTCGATCCGCTTCGCCATGGCGGCAAGCTTCACGCTGTAGCGGTTGAAGGACGAGAAGGACGGAACGTCGAAGCCGGCGCCGGTTTCGCCCTGGATGGCGATCAGCTTCTCGCGGAACTCGGTGTAGATCTCGACTTGCGTTCGGTCGCGCGCGGTCAGTTCCTTCGCCGCCCAGGCGACGACGTCCTCGCATTCATCCGGGAGCCTGTCGATCGCCGACAGCCGGCCGCGCCCCTTGCTCATGGTCAATCCACCGGCGAGGGCTTGGCGACGCCTTCCAGATAGGCGCGGCGCTCGACGTGATCGAGGCCGGCACGGCGCAAGCCGGCGACCAGCACGGTTCCGGCTTCCGACAGGCTCACCGCGTCGAGTTCCGCGAGCCGGTGGAGCTGCGTGCGGACGTAGTCGCGGGACTTGCGGTGCCCGAAGGTTTCCAGGACGCGCACGAGCAGCGTTTCGTTCAGGCGGTGGTCGGTTTCTTCGGAGAGAGCCCGCAGGATGATCAAACGGCAGTCGCCCGCGATGTGTTCGGAGAAGCTCAACGCTTGCCCTCCTTGTTCAAGAGATAATCGGAGATCCGTTCGGTCACGCGTTGAAGCGCTTTCAAAGTGTCCTCGACACCGCCGAAGCGAACGCTCATTCCCTCGATCTGCTTGTCGAGCTGGTGGAGATCGTCGCGGTCGGGAAGCGTGTTGAGCTTGGCTTCGACCCGATCGACCCGCGCCTGCTGTTGTTCGACCTTGGCCTCTAGCGCCGCGATCGCCTGGGTGTTCTTGCGCGACCCGCGTGTAAGCCAAGTGTAGACGACGCCCGCAGAGCTGATGCCAAGGGCAATGACGCTCAGGAACGCATTCAGCTTCGACCAGTCGAACCACATGAGCACCTACCGCAGCGACCGGAGAGCAGCGACGCCGCTGCCGACATAGAACAGCCACTGGATCATCTGCCCGCCCCAGGCTTCCAGAATGGGGACCGTCGCAACGCCCCAGCCGAAGCGGAAGATGCTGTCCAGAATGACCGCTGCCCACCACGCGCCGAGCGGCAGAACGAAGAGACCCGCGAAGCCCCAAAAGGCCGCGTGTTCCAGCTTCGCGGAATTGAACTTCGCGAGTTCCTTGGTCTCGACGATCGCCGCACGGATCGCCTCGATTTCGACCTGGGTGCGCAGTTTCTCGCGGCCGGTTTCTTCCGTTTGTCGGCGTTCCAGATAGGACAGCGTGCGCTCGACCAGACCGGAGGACGCGAAGCGCAGGACGACGGAGAGAAGCCAGCTCATGCGTCACCCCCGATCGGCGTCCGCGTGATCCGGCGCAGGAAGATGTTCAGCCCGCCGACGATCAGCATCGCCCAGAGCGCATCGCGTGGTTCCAGGTAAAGGTGCCAGTCGAAGACCTCGAGAAAGCGCAGGACTTCGGCGGCGACCGGAAGAAGCGCGACGAGCGTGTTGACGATCAGCGTGCGGAACCCCCTCATGCCGTGACCCTCCGGGAAAAAAGGCCGGACAGGCGGTGGCGGATCTCGTCGCGATAGCGCCAGGCGACAACCGCGCCGCCGAGGACGGCCAACCCGAGCCCGATGCCGGCAACCCAAAGCACCCAATCCGGTGCGCCGCCCTGTGCGGCGGCCACGCCGGCGCCGGAAACCAGCGCCCCGACACTGGTTGTCGTACCGGCCTCGCCAGCGGCCGCCGCACGCTCAAGGGCTGCCGCCGTCGCTGGGCCGAGAATGCCATCGGTCTTGAGGTGTGGGTGATCCTTCTGGAAAGCAAAGACTGCCTTTGTCGTCGTCGGTCCGGCCAGCCCGTCGAGGGCGCCGTCGTAGTGACCGAGACGGGTAAGGATCGTCTGATAGTGCCGCAGCTCGTCGCTTGCGCTGGACGCGCGCGCCACGTCGGCACGCGGCGGGACGTTGATCGCCTTGGATGTCGAATAGATCCCGCGCTGGATCAGCAGCGCCTCGGCCTGACGGCGTTTCACCAGGCCAGGCAGACGACGGCCGGCCGCCGTGGTGCCCGTCTTGCGCAGCAGTTCGGCGGCGGCGCGGGCATCGCCTTTGGCAAGCGCCTTCGCCCACCGCCATGTGGCCGCGCGCGGACCGAGATTGAAGCAAACGGAGGCCGCGCCGTCGTAGTGGTGCTGACGGGTCGGCTTGATGTGGCGCACGACCGCCGCGCCGTATTCTTCATCGGTGATCTGGGGAAGGATGCGATGACACTCTTCGCGTGTGATCGTGTCGCCGAACTTCAGCGGCCGTCCGCGCGTCTTGATCCAGTAGGCTTTGAACGTCGCCGACCGGTTGGTAAAACCGGTTCCGATCGTCGGAACCCCGACGGGGTCTCGATAAGTGCGGCTGACGAACCCTTCATGCGCGACGATCTCGCGCGCACCCTGCGGGCTCAATTTTTCGATGATCGGCATGTGGATCGCCCCGGCCTCGTTGGATGAGGCCCACGGTGGCGGATCGGTCGATGCGGGGTGAGACTGACACTGTCAGCGGCAGGCTAGAAAAGGTCGCCCTGATTGGGGTCCTTGGCGCGAATGCGCGCTCTTGCGCGATAGGCGGTGCGCTCATGGGTTCCCGCCGCTGCCGCAGCTTGCCGCGCCGATGCGCCGTTTTCAAGCGCCTTAAAGAGCGTGCGCCGTGCGCTCGCCGTCCGGGCGATCGGGATCAGGAAGCGCCCTCCGGAATTGCGGACCCGAAAGTGTTCGCAGATCTTTTCCGCAGCCGGTTGTCCGACCGTCTGGCAAAGCCAGTGTTCCGGCGCCGGTCGGCTCGGGATGTAGACCGTTTGACCGCCGCGCGCCGCCGCCAGTTTCAGGGCCGCATCGAGACCCGCGACCTCGGCAATCTCGGCCAGAAGGTCCGGCAGATAGGCGTGGTCGGAGGCGCTGGACGGCATGGATCATACCTTGCGCAAAGCGGCGCGCAGCTTTGCGCCAAGCACGTTCATCAGATCGATCCAGGCATCCTTGGAGAAATCCGCATAGGCGCTACCGGGCTGCATCCGCGCGACCCATGCGTCGAGCGACGCGGCCGGCGCGGCGTCCAGCCGCGCAAGGCGCATCCAGATTGTCACGAGGATCTGGAACCGATGATCGTTCATCAACGGCGGCAAGCTTCGCTCGCGGCGATAGAGACCCTCGTTTCCGCTTTCCCGGCGCATCCAGTCCTTGAGCGCCTCGATCACCTTGGTCGCATCGTCGCCATGACGCAGCCAGCGTCCGTGCGAGATCCCGGTCTGGCGCTTGACGAAAGCGATCAGCGCCGCATCGGAGGCATTCTCGACGATCCCGAGGTTCCAGGCCGCAATCCAAAGCGCCTGGAGCTTGGCGGCATAGGGCCCGGACAGGCGATCCGCACGGGGCTTTGAACCGCCCTTCGAAGACCGTTTGAAGCCCTGCTGTTCGAAGGCCAAAACAACCTTGCGTCGTTCCGCTTCGGTGAGATCCTTCGCCGACCGCTTGCCGGTCTCGCGCGCCAGAAAATCCCGATAGGTCTCGTCGTCGAGACCGAGTTCTTTCTTGGCGATGTGGATCGTTGCGAGCGTGCTCATGACCACCCCCAGCGGTTCGCGAGGAAGTGCGGGGACGGAACCGCTTGCGATTGGTTCGGCCGGCTTTGGGACGGCGAGCGTAACGTGGGCTTGCGAACAGCGGGCCCGGTGTCGCGCTGGATCGCTTTCGCGAGATCCGCGAAGCTCTGAACGGTGGAGGCGTTGCGTTCGGTCATCACGAGGCCCTCGCGAGATCGATGGTGACCGGCTGCCAAGTGCCGTCGGGCGTGTCCCGTTCGTAGAAGCGGATGTACGTCTTTGAGCCGACAACGCGCATGGCCTGGCGGATCGCATCCATCGCGCGGCGCCAGCGCTCGTCCTCGATATCAAGGCGGAGCAGCATGAAGATCTCCGAACGGTTGATCTGACCTGCCTTGTCGGTGTTGAACGCGCGTGTGACGATCGCCCGGATCTCTGGACGACTGTCCGCCGCCCATTCGTTGAGACACTCGTCGATCAGTTCCTTGGCGATCTGGAGCTGCGGGCCGAAATCGATGAAGTCTGACACCTGCACCTGTACCTTCATGCAGCCATCGAAGGTCATGAAGGTCTTGTTGCCCTTTCGTCCGCCTTTGCTGACGCCATACTCCTGGGCGAGCAGCGCCTCGAACGCGCCGAGATCCTCGAATGTGTGCCCGCGAAACCGCGCGATCTGGTCGGAAAGCGCCCGCGCAAAGCCCATGATCTTGCGCACCGTCTCGTCTTCAAGTGCGTCTTCCGGCTTGATCATCTCAACCGGCACGAGCGAGCCTTTCGCATCGCGCATGTAGGTCTCGCCGTCGATCTCGCGTCGGCCGTCATCGGTCGTGGCGACTGTCTCGGTCATAGATACTCTCCGTTTCGTTGGTCGAGGGCCGAGCGGCCCGGAGCCGGGTCGCCCAGCAGGGTCTGGTTCGGATCGCCACGTCCCGCTGGGGCATGAACGATCGGGACTTCGCGGTAACGCCGGAAGATCGCGTCGCGCAGCGGTCTGGGGGTCGGCTTGGGCTCCGGGTGCGATGGTGGGGGTGCAGATACGTGCGCCGGCGTTGGCGCGGGTTCCGCCGCAAGTTGCTCTTCAAGGCTCGGCCCACTGTGCAGCGCGCGCATTTCCTCGCGATAGGCGAGCTCCAGATTGACCGCGTGGACCAGCCTCGCGATTGCCGCGACGAGATCCGCACGCCGGGTCTGGCCGGTCATGATCTGCGCGGCCACTTCCTTCGCGGCAATCGCGGCCGGCGTGTCCTGCCGTGTGCCATCGAAGACGGCATCGACGATTTCATCGACAAGATCGTGTAGCTCACTCATGCAACCGACCCTCCATCGCCGGAGGAATGCGGAACCGGACGCGGCACGATCGGCAGTCGAACCACCTTCCCGGTCTGCATGTCCGCCTCGGTGATGCGCGCCGGGCCGGCGACCTGACAGCTTTCCAGACTGTTTGCCCGCTTCAAAAGGTCGAGCAGCACCAGCTTGGTCATTTGCGTCTGCATGGCGCTCAGGTGAAGTTCGCCGCGCTCGTTGGTGGCGTCGTCGACCATGGAACGAAACTTTCGAAGTTCATCGCTCAGCATCGCCGCCTCCCTTTACACGCGAGTGCGGGCAGCCCGACCGGCAGGCGCGGAACATCCGTACCCGGTGCGCGGATGTCGACGCGTAAGGCTTCTTCTGCCAGTCGAGACATTGATTGCGGGACAGATCGCCAAGCACAGGGCAGTCGACCGAAAGCCCCATCAGTGCACCGCGCACGCGTTCCTCGACCTTCTCAAGGTCGCCGGGATAGCGCGCGTTGATCACCTGACTGACGACGGCCGGCGAGTAACCGATGCGCTTGCCGGCACCGGTTAGCCCGTCTCGGTCGGCGAGCACCGCGAGTTCGGCAATCCAATCGGGAGCATCGACCCAGGCGGCAGCGGCCTTGTCGATCATCGGGATTGGCACCGTCATGACGACACCTCGGCAGCGACCGGCTCGCCGTGCAGGTTGTTGGTGTTCGGGTCGTAGACCACTTCCGTGCGAAGGATCTTTGGTGGCTTCGGCCCTGTGTTCATGGAGGGTTTCAAGCGCCACTTGGTCAGATGGCGCGGCCGTCCTGCCTCCAGGCAATGCAGGTAACCGGCTTGGGCGAGGTGTTTGATGTAGCTATGCACCGACACCGTCTTGATCAGGCGGTCGTCTGTCGAGGCGAACGCCGCCAGTTCTTTCGCATTAAACCCGTCGCGCAGAAGGTTGCGCATCGTGTTCCAGAGAAGCTGTTGAACAGACGGCGGAGCCTCCGTGCCGTCCCTGCGCAGGCGCGGCGCCTCGGCTCGACGCTCAACAAGTTGGTAGACAGTGCGCCGGTATCGCGGATCCGTGCCAGCTTGCCCGGCCACCACAATAACTCCGGCTGCGCGCAGTCTGCGAAGGTAGTCACTCACGGAACTATCGCCGGGGTCGCAACACGCCTGATCGACGTCGTGTTTCGTGAAGGGTGCGCCGTCGCGGGTGAGGTCGAGAATGACGGACCACACGTGCTCGTATCCGCGCAGCACGGGCCGACCCTTGATCGTCTTGAGCTTGAGGACCGCCGCCATCAGATCCGCCCTCCGCGCCGCCGGATAGGGGTCTCGCCGGTGAAGATCCGCCCGGTGTAGGAGGTTCGGTCAAGATCCTTGAGACCGTGATTGCGGGCGAACTGTCCGATCTCATGCAGGGTGGTCGCGATGCGCCGCGCCTTGCCGGCCGTCTGCTTCCGAATGTCGTTGAGCAGCTCTTCGGCAATGGCCACTTCGGGCACGAGGAAGCCGGCAAGCGTTACGGTGTCTTCGAGGTCGCAAGGCTGCGCCAGACGGAAATCCAGAACCCGGTTGTGCACCCGCTCGTGGGCTTCGAGCTTCTTCGGCAGAAGTTCCTCGCCGATCAGGACCACGGGCGCTTGCGTGGTTTCGTGGATGTCGCGGACGAACTCGATCATCTTGCCATCGACGAGCTTGTCGGCCTCGTCGATGATCAGCGGACGATTGGGAGCGTCTCCCATGCGGTGGATGATTTCATCCATCATCGCTGCCACCGTGCCGCGCGGACGCGGTTGCCCGAGTTCTTCCAGAAGCGCCTCGCAAAACCGCTTTTGTCGCCAGTAGTGACGAACCTCGATATAGACGGCGCCCGTCTTGTTCATGGCGTATTGCGCCGCGACCGATTTCCCGTAGCCGCTGTCGCCAGAAAAGACGCCGATCCCCGGCAGACCGACGCCGCGATCCTTGAGCGTCTCGATCAGCATCATCAGCGTCATGACGTTCTTGAGCGGGGCGATCGAGCCTCGCCTGGGCGCTTCGCTCTTGACCATCGCCAGATTTCCAGTCATCAAAACATCCTCTTTTGACTTTGAAGGGCTCCGGTTCGCCGGGGCTCTTTTTTTGTGGGCAGCGCTCAGCCGCCGAAGTCCTCGCTCATCAACGCGAGCGCACGGTATTCCGGGCCGGCCTGATAGCCGCCGAGCCACATGGCATCGACGGTTTCGATCTCTTCGCCACGGGCAATGCGGTCTTCCAGATCGAGCGCGCGCTTAAACCGGAGCTGTGGCGTCTCCTGCGACCGGATGGGGGTCACCTTCGCCTGCTTGGAAACCGGCGCCGTAAGTTCGCTCCGCAGCTCGGCCATTGCCTTGGCTTCATGGGTGCTCTTTTGGGGAGCCGCCGGCTCGGCAACGGCATCCAGCGCGTTTCGAATATCGGCGGTCGCGTGTTCGCTCTCGCGCCTGGGCAGTGACACCACGTTCGGAACGTCGCGCGCGGCAACGTCGAGAACCCGTTCGATCAGCGGGCGCCCCTTGGTGATCTCGCGAATGTGCCGCTTCGCTTCACGTGTTGCGGCGTCCAGGGTCTCGGACTGTGCTTCGCGCTTGGCCGCAAGCACCGTCGACGGGTGGATGCCGGCAAGCTCGGGACAGATCGCTTCGTCGATAAAGGTCCCGTCGCCGGCGTCGAAGACAATCACGCGCCCGGCGTTGTTGGGGTCCATGCGAACGAAGACCTGGGTGCCGGGAAGGGCTGCGTTGATCACGTAATGGAAGTGATCGATCCGGATGCCTTGCTTGGTGACCGTCCGCAGGCCGTCCTTGCCGGCGACCGGCATGAGCAGGATGTCGAGGGCGCGCGCATCGACCGCGCGGATCTCCGCATCGGAAGCCATCGCGGCTTGAGCCGGCGTCTTGCCCTTGAGGGCTGAGTGCGGGCGGTGATTGTAGCGCGTCTCCGTCCAGGCATCGGCGAAGCGCTGCAATTCCAGTCCGGTCATGGACACGTCGAAGAGATCGGCGGTGTCCGCGCCGAGACGATCTGCGAAGCTCTTGCGGTCCTCGATCGCCTTCCGGTCGGCGACGTTATGGCCGACAAAGCCCGGCAGAAGCGTTGCGCAATCGTGCTGGAAGGTCTTGATGACGCGCTCGACGTGCCCCTTTTGTTGCGGGCTGTAGGCGTCGGACACGTCCATCTCGATATCGAGGGCGGCGAACAGACGTTTCGTGTCGTTGGCGACGAAGTCCGATCCGTTGTCGGTCTTGATCGTGTCCGGCACGCCCCATGCGAGGATCGCGCGGCGCAACAGCATGGCGACGGCGGAAGCGCGCGGGGTCTTTGAGACGTAGAAGATCGTGCGCCGCGTCGCGATATCGATACAGGCGTAGATCGCATGCCGACCGTCGGTGCAAAGCGCGTCCACCGGAGAGGCGTCGATCTGCCAGAGCGCATTCGGTTCGCGAATGTGCCGCAGTGCGCCGATGCCGGCCGGCGCCATCGTCGAGCGGTACTTGTCCGGGTTCGACAGCTTCGTCAGGGCGACTTTCTCGGCCTCTTTAAGCCGCTTCAAAAAGTGCTGGAACGTGCGAACCGGAGGGATCTCGACGGATGCAATTTGCCCCTGTCGCTCGACCTGGAGCGTCTCGCCGAATTCGTCGCGGCAAAGGGTACGAATGTGATCGGCCGAGAGATGCGGTTGATGGGCGACAAGTGCGAAAATGAAGGCGCGAACGCCACCGCCGTTGGCCGCGTCGAGAACGCCCTTGCCCTTGCGAGCGGTGGAGCGGTCGACCGCCAATGCATCGGCCTTGCCTGCGCGTTTCGCGGAGCGCCACCTTTGCAGGGAACGTTTGGACAGCTGGGGAACGGTATCCCTGATCCAGTCCTCGACTTCGATCGAACGGGTGGTGTAGCGATCGGCGAAGATCTGCAGCCGGGACGAAAGCCCGAGCGTCAGGCCGGCCGAGAAGCTCTCGAACGCCTGGACGATGGCGAGCCGCGCATCCCGGTTGACGCGGGCGGTCTCGGTGCCGGTGAAGGTGAGCTTCGTATTGCCGTCGGCGTCCCGCGTCACTTCCCGCCGCACGGCGAGCGCGCGCCGCGTGAATTCAAGCTGGGCTTCGGTCGGGAAAAGCCGAAAATGGTACTCGCGACCGCCGCCGCCTTCCATGCCCTTGCGAAGGCGAGTGAGGAAGGGGTGGTCGGCCCATTGTTCGCGTTCTGCTAGCCGGCGGACATTTTGCTCCGTACCAGGCAATCCCGGCAGGCCAAGTTCGGCGGCCTCGCGTGCGGTGAACCATTCCTTCATCGCCGGAACCTCCACCTTGCTTCGAGGGAGGCCTTGCGTGCCGCGACGTCGCGCTCGTGCTCTTCGATCAGGTGCAGTTCGATCAGGTCGGCATAGCGCGCATCGACAACGACCAATCCGAAGCGCTCGACGATCGCTCCGAGAAGCCCCTGACAACCGGTCGCGTCAACCAGGGCGATGAATGCATCGAGAGGGATGCGGTGTTCCTCCGATGCCTCGGACGCCCATTTGTCGAGGGTGGTCTCAGAAACCGCCCGCCCGAGTGTCTCGGATATCTGTCGGGCGATCTCCGCACGCGACGCACCGCCTTCGCGTGCCTCGCGCAGTCCCCGCGACACCATGCGCGCGATCTGACTGTCGAGCGCGCCACGGCTCGACTGTTCTTCGCCGAGCCCGACCGTGACTTGCGGCGGGGTCCAGGAAAACAGGTCTTGCGTTTGGGTGTCGCGACGGCGGGACATGACGTTTAGCCTCGCTCCGCCAGCCAGAGATCGATGGCGTCACGATGTGCCTCGAAGAAGCGATGTTGCTCCGTTCGCTTGAGCCGTGAGAAACGATCCGACACCTTCTCCCAAGGCTTTGGCGTCTGTGCCGGCTGGGTCTTGTCGATGACGGCAATTGCATCGTCGATCGTTGTCGCCGTGGGTGGCTCCGCCAGCATGAGACCGATGATCTGCGCTTGCCGGTCCGGTGTCTGGTCCGCGAGTTTCAGGAGTTCGGACTGGTTGCAGGCCAAGGGGCTGTCGGCGATGCGATCGCGGATGTCGGGCGAGATCGTCGCGATCTTGAGCGCCAGATAGATCGCCCGCTGGCTCAGGCCGAATGCGGCCTGAGCTGCCTCCGAAAAGCAAACTGCCAACTTGGCACTTTGATCGTCGAGATCCCCGTTCGGCTGAATTCGTGCAATGTTTGCACTAATTCCGGCATCCGCCTTTTTCGCCTTCCTGCCGGGCTTCACCTTGCCATGCGCAGCCTCATAAATGTCGCGCCAGGCGCCGATCGCAACGGCGCGCTCCAGCGGGTTCAGCTCGAACCGCATCAGGTTCTCGCGGATCTCGCGCAACTGGATTTCTGCCGCGTCGGCGAAGGCATCGGGTGCATGGAGTATCGCCGGAATTTTCGTCCATCCGAGCAGCGATGCTGCAGCCAGCCGGTGCGCCCCATAGATCAGCCGATAGCGACCTTCCTCAGTCGGCCCGACCGCCTCGATCGGCGTCAGCAACCCCCGTTGATCGAGATCTTCCGCAAGGGCTTCGACGCGCGCCGGCAGCGCCTTGCGCAGGCGATTGGTCGAGTCGATTGCGGCCAGATCCAGATCCATGATGGTGTGTGCAGTCATGTGTTTCGTCCCGGTGATCTTGTTGTGCCCCGAAAAAGCGGCCGGGCCTGTCGCCGCACGACCCGGCCAGTTGGGGAGGAAACGCGGGTAGCCCCGCCGCCCGGCCACTGACGCAGGTCGCGCGATCGCATCAGGTCGGCACCTCGATTGCGTGCCAGGGTGCTCCGCCGATCCCGCGCGCATTGAGCCAGTCGGCTTCCGCTTGGGCTTCGCAGAGAGAGCCGAACCGGTGCGCGTCGCCCTCGAAAAAACTGGTCTCGGCAACGACGACGGTTCTGCCGCTGTCGGCCGCGATCTGATGCGTCTTGCCCTTGTGGAAGTAGGTTTCGCCGCTGGCGGAGACTTTCAGCAACACGGCCTTTCGAGACCGTCCCGGCACCGCGAGACTGTTGTCAGGAAAAGCGCGGTTTGCAGACGGAAGAGCCGTCATTTCGACACTCCTTTGTCAGGACGCCGACGGACGTTTTGCCTGTTCCGATCAAGCGGGGCGGCACTACGCTCGTGGCAGGTAGCCGGTTGGGCTGCGAAAGAACGATGGAGATGATCGATGGAACAGACCGACATGGATTGGCTGCGCGAGCACCGCGAGAACGCGCGCGATGTGATCATGCGTTGCCTGGCGGCCGGCCTTGAGAGAGTGAAGCCCGGCGTCACCGCTGATGTTCGGGAGGCGGCCGAACGGTTGCTGTTCGATTGGCCGGACGGCACGCCGCCATATGTGCGCGCCTTCGCCGACGAGGAAACCCGAAGGCTCATCGCGCTGATCCTTCCGTCTGGCGAAGCTCGTCCAGAACCTCCGGCAGGACCTCGCGCACCGCATCGCGGACGGCGGCCCTGAAATGGTCGTGCATCTTGGCGCCGAGATCAGCCGTAACCTCCGCAAGCAAGGCTCCCTGAGCCTCCCGCTTCTTGGCGAGGATTTCGCGTGGCGACATGCTCATGCCGCCGCGCGGTCCTGGCCGCGATTGCCGCTGGTGGCACGCCGCGCATACCTGCTAGAAAGAATGCGGGTTTTCTTGATCGGATACCGATCGGGAAAGAGCTGTTCGACGGGCACCTCAAGGAAGTCGGCAATCGCCTTCTCAGCCTTGCTGTTTTTGCGCGTCCAGATGTGGCCGAAGCTGTTGGGCTTCATTCCGATGCTCTCGGCCAGCGCGGAAAGTGTCATGCCACGCCGGTGCAGCTCGGCCTTGATGGAATGCTGGTCCCAGGCGGGAGGCGTTCCGGGCTTCATGGGCTACCCCTTTCGAAACCGGCCTGCGGTAACAGGCCGGTTTCTTTGAACGGTTGATGTGAAACAACGGCCCTAAATCACGGGCCGATAAGATAGAGGTAAAACGCATACGCGCTTTTGTAAAGCGCAAATGCGTTTATGGGTGATCTATTGGCTCGACCAGAAACAGAACCCAAGACGCCATTGGCCCAACGGCTGCGAGAGTTGCGCCGCAAGTGCGGCGACCCACAGCGAAACGAACTCGCCAAATTGTTCGGTGTTAGCGTCACGGCGATCGCGACATATGAGAGGGGTGATCGAGAGCCGGCAGCGTCGGTGCTCGCGGCATATGCCGAGGTTTTCGGGGCAAACCTCAATTGGCTTCTCACCGGCGAAGGAGAGATGTTCGTCGATCCGTCCAAGGCGCCGGCAAGGGCGACGCCTTCGATCAACCCGGCGCTCTTTCGTCAGGTCGGTCGTTTGGTCACGCGGGTGCACAAGGAAGAGGGGATCAAGCTTCCGCCCGACGCGGCCTTGGACGAGCAAGCCGACGCCTACAATGCGCTCCTGGCACGCGCTGAGAACCCGTCCGACGCCGACGAGTTGATGGCGCTTCTAGCCTGGTTGGAAGCCCGTTTGAAAAAACGCCTACGCTCCGCTGCAGCAGAACCCGGCACCGGGAAACAGCAGGCCTGA